CGCGAGCTTGCAGAACTGAAACTAGCTAAAGCGGAGGCCCGGGTATACGACTCCAAGACAGTAGAGCTTGTGCTCACTGAGATGCTGAGTAATCTGCGTACGCAGTTATTGGGCCTCCCCTCTAAGCTGGCGCCCATTATAGAGGGCAAAAGCAAAGAGGATATATACCAGCTTATGACAGAAGAGGTGGAAAGCAAGCTTTTGGAGCTCAGCGAGTACACACCTGATCTGTTTATCCGTGAAGAGGTTGGTGATTCTGATGAAGACAGCGACTGACCTCTGGCGGTATATAAGCCAGCACGGTCTGAAGCCCCTGCCAAAGACTACGGTCAGCAGGTGGGCTGATGATTACAGGGTGCTTTCCAGTGGTATTTCCGCTGAGCCTGGTAAGTGGAAAACTTCCAGGGCCCCTTACCAGCGGGAAATCATGGACGCATTCACCCAGCCCGGCATAAGCAGGGTGGTGGTTAAATCCTCCTCCCAGATAGGCAAGTCTGACATCATGAACAATGTTGTTGGTCGGTTCGCCCATCTGGATCCATGTACCATCATGATGATTCAGCCAACCATCGATATGGCCCAGGACTATTCCAAGAGCCGTATTGCTCCCATGCTTCGCGATACTAAGGTCCTCAATAATCTTTTCTATGATGTAAAAGAAGGGGAACAGGGCAAGGGCACAGCCAAAAGCCGTGATGGCAACAACACGATTCTGTCTAAGATCTTTCCGGGTGGCCGCCTCATAATGTGCGGTGCCAATTCGCCAGCGGGATTGGCCAGCCGTCCAGTGCGCATCCTCCTCGCTGATGAGGTGGACCGCTTCCCGGATTCTGCCGGAACTGAGGGTGACCCGGTTGATTTGGCAGCCAAAAGAATGACAACCTTCTGGAACCGGTGCATGGGGCTTTTCTCCACACCGACCAACGAAGGGGCCAGCCGAATCGACAAGGAATATGTAGCCGGTACCCAGGAGGAATGGCAGTATGAATGCCCCAACTGTGGTGAGTATCATGTTCTCAGATATCAGGACATGGATGCAGATTATGAGGAACACGAGGACACACAGGGCCGTAAGATAGTTACTATCAACGCGGTAGGCTGGAGGTGTCCGGACTGTGGTTTCAAGTTCTCCGAGAGAGAAATGAAGGACGCGCCGCAAAAGTATGTGGCCCAGAACCCTGCAGCACTTGGCAACGGTATCAGAAGCTTCTATGTCAATGCCTTCACCAGTCCGTGGATAACATGGTCTGAGATAATGAGGGAGTGGCTGGAGGCCAAAGGCGATGCCACAAGGGAGCAGGTAGTAATGAATACGCGTTTTGGTCTCAGCTACAAGCAGGCAGGCGCGTTTGATGATGAGATGCAGTTCCTTCGTCGGAGGGAGCAGTACGAGGCGGAGCTGCCTGATGGCGTGCTCATGCTGACAGCCTCTGTTGATACACAGGACAACCGTCTTGAGTATGAGATATGCGGCTGGGGAAAAGGTGAGGAGTCCTGGGGTATCGCAAAAGGCGTTATCCTTGGAGTACCAGACAGGGCCAAAACATGGCAGGACCTTGACGCTGTTCTCGACAGGATATATTACTTCCGGAACGGAACGGGGCTGCAGGTGACAAGAACATTTATAGATTCCGGCGGTCATTACACCGGATCCGTTTATAAATACTGTGAGAAGAATATGGCAAAGCAGAGGTTCCCGATAAAAGGCCAGGGCGGTCCGGGGCTTCCGCTGGTGTACAAAGTGGCGCGGGCGCATAATTCACCGGTGCCGCTTATTATTTTGGGTGTAGATGATGGAAAACAGCAGGTAATGAACAGGCTGGCCATCGATACTGCAGGTCCCATGTATTTCCACTATGGCCTTGATGGTGATGATGGCCTGCCATACAGAGGTTATGACCAGCTGTACTTCAAGGGTATCATCTCAGAGCACAAAGTACAGATTAAACGTAACGGCATGATCCGTGAGCAGTGGCAGCAGGTCGACAAGGGCGCAAGAAATGAGCCTCTCGACCTTAGAGTATATAATCTGGCGTGCATGATGTCGTGTTCGCCGGACTGGGAGAGGCTGGAGGCGGCTGTGAAGGGAACTCCGCAGCAGGCCAAGGCCGTGACAGTAACTCCGCAGAAAAGACCGGCAAGACATCAGGTCAGAAAGCGGACTGTTAAACAGACTAATATTTGGTGAGGTGAATGAATTGGCAAACCCAATTAATAATGAGCGCTTGAGACAGTATCTGGAAGCAGAGCGGGCTGTTTTGTCCGGTCAGTCCTATACTATCGGTAACCGCACATTAACAAGGGCCAACCTCGCAACCATCCGGAACGCTATTGACTCCCTTATCGCAGGTGGTGCCACACTTGACGATACAGCCAAGGTGTCCCGAGGAACGAGCAAGAGAGTTTTGTTCGTCGATGGGAGGTGAGATAATTGGCGGCAAGAAAGAAAAGAAAACGTGTAGAAGCTGCACAGACCATGAAGGTCAAGAACTCCGGATACTCCGAGGGCGGAGCTTCCCACACAAGTAATATCCTCAAAGCATGGAATCCCCAGAAGCTTTCCAGCAAGAGCGATATTGATAAGAACCTTAAGACCCTGAGAAACAGGGCATCGGATGAGGCCATAAATACCCCTGTCGGGGCGGCGGCCCTCAATTCCAGTGCTACCCATGCAGTGGGTACCGGTCTTACATTGTTTCCAAGACCAAAGGCCAAACTGCTGGGACTGACTCCGGAGCAGTCCCGTGAGTGGACCCGAAAAGCCCAGGCTGAGTTCCAGCTTTGGGCGGAGTCAAAGGACTGTGACCTTTATAGGAGAAACAACTTCTACGACCTGCAGCACATTGCTTATCTGTCATATATGACTGACGGTGATGCCTTCGCGGTGTTCCGCCGTAAGCTGCCTAATACTCTTAACCCGTACAGCCTACGCATCCAGCTATTGGAAGCAACACGGGTAAGCAACCCGATGGACACAGGTGTTACCGATGTCAGATGTGTCGAGATGAGCGCACCGACCAAAGGCCACAGGATAGTAAGTGGTGTTGAGGTTGACTCCGACGGGGCCATTGATGGCTACTGGGTATCCAACAGGGTACCGGGAGATTCTGCGGATCTGTATGGCGGCATGACCTCATGGGTAAAGATTAAGGCCCGTGGTGAGGAGTCAGGGCTTCCTAATATTCTGCAGATCAGCCATGATACCCGCGCCGATCAGTACAGAGGTGTTCCGTACCTTGCGCCAGTGCTTGAAACTCTCAAGCAGACAAGCAGGTACACATCAGCTGAGCTGGCAAGCGCCATCGTCAAGACATTTTTCAGTCTGTTCTTTATTGAGACACCGGCTGGAAGTTCTTTGAATGATGTTCTTGGCCCTGGTTCGTTTGAGGATGACCCGTTTGCTCCGGTTGTCGATGTCGGTGATTATGCTCTGGGCGCCGGCACTCTGAACGCACTGCCAAAGGGCGTTGATGTTAAGAGTGTTGATGCCAGCAATGCACAGTCCACATTCGGCATTTTCCTAGAAGTCCTGCTTAAGCAGGTAGGCGCTGCACTCAACCAGCCTTATGAAGTGCTTATGAAATCCTTCAACAGTTCATACAGCGCATCAAGGGCGGCACTGCTGCAGGCTTGGGATGAGTACAAGCAGAGAAGAATATGGTTTGCGCGTGACTTCTGTCAGCCAGTATACGAAGTATGGCTCACCGAGGCTGTAGCCTTGGGCCGTATCGAGTGTCCTGGCTTTTTTGATGACCCGGTTATCCGGAAAGCATGGTGCGGGGCGGAATGGTTCGGCCCTACAATGAGTATTCTGGATCCGGTGAAGGATGTTAACGGCTCACACCTCCGCGTTGAATATGGTTTGTCTACCCATGAGCGTGAGGCGGCTGAAATGACCGGCTCCGACTTTGAGGACAATCTTGACCAGCTCGCCTATGAGCGTCAGCTGATGCTGGCCCGTGGGCTGGTTGATGATACAACATCAACGGAAGGAGGTGATAATGATGAGTAAGTTCTGGCAAATTAAGAATGAAGCAGAATCAGCAGAAGCAGAGATGCTTCTATACGGTGAAATCTCTGATACCACATGGTGGGGAGATGAGGTTACCCCGAAACAGTTTGCGGATGATCTGAAAGCTTTGGAGGGTAAGGACCTGACTGTAAGAGTCAACAGTCCCGGCGGTGATGTGTTTGCTGCCCAGGCTATCTATAACCAGCTGAAGTCTTATGCCGGACATGTCACAATGCGGATTGATGGTTTGGCTGCCAGCGCGGCCACCATTATCACTTGCGCAGGTGATGATGTAATAATGCCGGACAACGCCCTCTTTATGATTCATAACCCAAAGGGCGGCTTGTGCGGCTATTATGACGCCAAGACTTTGGATGAATATACCAAGCAGCTGGACAAGGTTAAGCAGACCATTGTAAATGTCTACATGAAGCGCTGCAAGAACCTTACTGAGACCCAGCTTAAGCATAAGATGGACGATGAGACATGGATGACAGCCCAGGAGGCTTGTGATTATGGATTCATTGACACTGTGGACAGTGGGGTTAAGGTATCCAACAGCTTGCATGACGGTATGCTGGTGATGAACAGTGTATGCTGCGACCTATCACGCTTTAAGCGCGGTGATGCAGTAGCTGATATTATCGGCAAATTTTCCGCAAAAACTGCCGAAAATCAGGCAAATAATGAGGAGGAAACTATGAAATCTAGTGAAATTATTGACCAGATTAAGAATCTCCTCGGCATGACCACAGAGGAAGCTCCTCAGGAGCCTGAGGTTCAGAATGCTGAGGATGAGAAGGTGGTTGCTGAGCGTGAGCGCTTGACTGCTCTTGATGCTCTTGACGACCACACCAATGAAGCAGTTACCAAGATGGTTAACACCGCCAAGGAAAATGGTATGACTGCTGAGCAGATTAAGCCTTTTGTTGACGCTGTTGTAGAAGACAGCACGAAGAAGGCAGCACAGACTGACGTACTGGATGCCATCCGTGCTCTTATCAAGGACGAGATGACCTCCGGCGCTGAGGAAATTGCTCCATCCGTTCCAGTGAATGAAGAAGATGATAAACAGTCTGCGATCAACCGCATCGTTGACTTAGCAAACAAGAAATGAGGTAAAAAATATGGCTAATTTAGAGACCGCAACTGGTGTTGCTTATGATGGCCTTTTTGCTGGCCCAGAAAAAGAAGTATTCACCAAGAACGTAACCATTAAGTCCGGCGAGAACATTGTCCGTGGTGCGCTGCTCAGCGTTGACGCTAACGGCAAGGTTATTGCTACTCCTGCAGCCTCCGGTGATGATCCTGCAGGTGTTGCAGTTTATGTAGCAGCTGAAGATGTTAATGCCAGTGCAGCTGATAAGGTTGGTACAGTATTTACTTCCGGTTATTTCAATCGTGAGGCACTGACCGCCAGCACCGGCGATACCGTAAACGGCCATGAAGAGGAGCTCCGCTCCGTTGGCATTTATCTTTCCAGCGAGAAATAATTGAGGAGGTAACATATTATGCCTATTAACATGAATGACACAGTATCTTTGATGGCGGCTATTGAGCGTATTAAGCCACCTGCAGTCGCATTGGTTGATACTTTCTTCCCTAACATCCCAACTCCAGCACTGACCAGCAAGATTCAGATCGAGTACCGCAAGGGTAACCGTCGTCTGGCTCCTTTCGTTGTAGAGGGTGCTCACGGTATCAATGTTTCCCGTGAAGGTTCCAACATCAACATCTATGAGCCACCTATGGTTGCTCCTCGTCGTACCATTTCCCCATCTGACATTGAGCAGAGAGGCTTTGGTGAGGGTATTTATTCCACTAAGTCCGCTGCGGAGCGTGCAGAGGAGATTCAGGCTGCAGACCTCAAGGAGCTGCAGGCTATGGTTATGAACCGCAAGAACCAGATGGCTGCGGAGATTCTGACCACTGGTAGCTATACCATCAACGGCTTTGCTGACGATGGCGTTACTGCTAAGCAGGCTACCTTGACCTTTGGTACCCTGAATACTGTTACCCCTTCCACTGAGTGGGACCAGGCAGGCGCTACCATTTACAGCGATATCAAGGCCGCTTCTGAAATTGTTCAGGAGAAGGCTGGTATGGTTCCTACCGTTTGCTTTGTAGGTAAGAACATTGCGGGTTATATGCTTGGCAACACCGAGATCATGAAGTGGTTGTCCGTACCAAATAACAACAACCTTTCCCTCATGAGCATTCAGCCTCGCATCGTATCTCCTCAGGTTATGCGCATCGGTCTGATTCAGAGTCTGAACCTCGAGGTTTATGCTTATGCTGAGACTTACACTGATGATTCCGGTAACCTTGTTCCATTCCTTGGCGCAAATGAGGTTATCGTTGGTTGCCCAGGCCGTGGTCGTCAGCTGCATGGTGCTGTTAACCTTGTCAATGATGAGGAGACTGGTTTTGAGACTTACTCCGGACTGTATGTACCTAAGTACGCAGCATCCAAGGAGTCCAATAACATGAGCCTTACTGTATATTCCAGATTCCTGCTCGCACCAGAGATGATGGATGACTGGGTATACATCAAGGCCAAGTCCTGATAATCAGGGAGGTTTTTGCTATGAAGGTCAGAGTTGTAAAAAGCTATGTTAGCTATAACAAGTCAGTTTACGCACCAGGTGATACTTTCGAGGTAGATAAGGAAACCTCTAAGAGACTTTTAGGTCTTGAGGTAGTAGAAGAGGTTAAGGCCGATGAGGCTGTGGAAGTTGAGGAAACTCCTTCCGAAACTGTGGAAGTTGAGGAGCTGGAGGATGTGGAGGAGGCCGTGCTTCCTGCTGCAGATCCGGTTGCTTCTGTAAAGAAGACCACAACAAAGGCCAAGACTACCACCAAAGCCAAGACCACAACGAAAGGGAAGGCAAAGAAATGACATTCAAGGAACAGATAGACGCTGACATCTCAGGTGTTTTTATTAATGCCGATGAATTTGGGGAAGAGCACAACCTCAACGGCGTTATCTGCACCTGTGTTATTCAGAGTCCGACCGCAAAGGAGACCTTTATCTCCGGGTATAAATACAACTCCTATGATAATAGTGTAGTAGGCGATACCGTAGTCATCCATGTCGGCAAGAGCCTTATCGGCGAGGTCCCAACGCAGGGACAGCGCTTTGATGTCGATGGTGAAGTTTACCTCGTATCTTCCTGCGTGGATGACATGGGTATGCTTAGTATCACACTTAGGGGCCATGGGGTAGGTGAGCCGTTATGATAGAGCTTGAAGTAAGTGGCAAGGACCTTGCAAACTTTACGGAACGCTTGAATATGCTGTCTTCCAGTCAGATACCCAAAGTCATAACAAGAGCCACCAAGAGAACCGCCCAGATGGCTAGAACTGATGCGTGGAAACACATCAAAGGTATTTATACCATTTCTCAGGCCAAGGTTTATGAGCGTACCAAGTTTACTTACGGGGACATGGAAACAGTCCTCAAGGTAAAAGGCCCCATGGAGGGCGTTGAGAGGTACCGTTACCGGCTCAGCAGAAGCAGAGGCGTAAAGGCCATTGTTAAAAAAGGCGGCGGCACATTTGTACCACGGTCTTTTGAATATAATGGCACCTTCTTCATGAGAGAAGGCAAGGACCGCTTACCATTTAAGCGGATACTGGAGCCATCAGTTCCACAGCTTTTCGGTAATCCGGAGGTTATGGACGCCATGGAGCATGCTGTTGAGAAGTCGTTGCCTGAGAGATTAGAGCATGAGATTTCGAGATTATTGAGGTGATAGTATGACGCCGTTACAGCTGGCAAAAGGAATCAAATCTTTCCTCGAGGACCGCATGGCCCATTATGATGAGGAATACACCTTTGGTGAGCAGTTTGACAGTGAGGGCGAATACATCGAGGACATTAAGAAAATCGGTGTTTATACTCTTCGCCTTCCAATAGTCAAGACTGCTGCAGAGCGCAGATCACTCTCACCTTCCATCGTCATCCGCCCCTATGAGGTGAGGGACGAGGAGGACCAGACTGTCGTAAAAGTATTTGTGGCCGTTACCGTACATGACTCTGAAACCGAGGCGGGGGCGGAGGTTATCTACCATCTGGTAGAGTTTATCCGGCATGAGCTCCTGGCGCATAACCCCGTTGGTATGAAGTGGAATATACGGAATGGTTCGATGATAACAACTATCCCGGACGAACAGCCATATCCGGAGTGGTGGGGCATTGTTGATTTTGAGGTCAATATCCCGCAGCCGGAATGGACACCGCCGGGTGTTTTTGATTAAGGAGGCCTGCAGATGGCTCGAAAGAAAGCACCTGCTGCAAAGGTTGTTGCCGAGGCTCAGCCTAAGCAGGTTATTTATGTCGGTCCTTCCTTTAGGGATTCCCGTTTCAAGACCTACATGGTTTTTAGGGACGGAGTTCCGGAGGATGCGACTGATGCCGAAAAGAAATTATTTGTTCCTATCTCAAAACTTGAAGAAGTACGCAAGGCACTTACCCAAAAGGGTTCGGCCATGCGTATTTTTTTTGAAGATGTTGTGAAGGAACATGATAAGGGAGGTAAATAAAAAATGGCATATTTTCACGGCGTGAAAACAAGTGAGGTGCCTACTTCTGTCATTACTCCAGTAGCTACTACTGCAGGCCTGCCAGTTGTATTTGGTACCGCACCTGTTCATCTTACCGATGACCCTACGGCTTATGTCAATAAGCCTGTTATCTGCTACACCTATGGTGAGGCAGTTGCAGCACTGGGCTATTCCGCTGACTGGAGCAAATACACTCTTTGTGAGGCCATGTATGCAGAGTTCCAGCTCTACGGTGTACAGCCTATCGTGTTCGTAAATGTGTTGGACCCTACCACACACAAGACCTCTGTAAGCTCTTCCGAGGTTACAGTAACTAATCATATAGCAACTATTAATGCTCCGGTATTACTCAATACTCTCAAGGTAAAGAGTTCTTCTGAGGCACAGCCGGCAGTAAAGGGTACTGATTACACTGCTGCATATGATGATGACGAGAAGCTTGTTATTACTCTTCTGGAGGACGGTGCTCTTTATTCCGCGACTTCCGTATTCGTTGATTACGATGCTGTTGACGCAACTGCAGTTGACAAGACTGATATCATCGGTGGTGTTGATTCCTCCGGTAATGCCACTGGTTTGGAGCTCATCGACTCCATTTATTCTTATCTGTCTATCGTTCCAGGTATGGTTGTTGCTCCTGGCTGGTCTCAGGATCCGGAGGTTGCAGCAGTGATGAAGAGCAAGGCTCTCACCATCAACAACCTTTTCCGTTGCATCGTTATCACTGATGTTGACTGCTCTGCAGTAACCAAGTACAGCGATGTTAATACCTGGAAAAACACCAACAACTACACTGGTACTAACCAGATTGTATGCTGGCCAATGTACAAGCTGGGCGACCATATCTATCATGCTTCTACTCACATGATGGGTGCTATTGGTGTGACCGATGCAAAGAACGATGATGTTCCTTATCAGTCCCCATCCAATGTATCCGCACAGATTACTGGCCTCTGCCTCGCAGATGGTACTGAGGTTATTCTGACTCTTGACCAGGCAAATCTCCTGAACTCTCAGGGTGTTTGTACTGCTCTTAACTTCAATGGTGGCTGGAAGCTGTGGGGCAACTACACCGGTGCTTACCCTTCCATCACTGATGTAAAGGACAGCTTCATCTGTGTTCGTCGTATGTTCGACTGGAACGCTCAGACTTTTATCCTGACCTACTGGCAGAAGGTAGATGCACCAGTAACCCGTCGACTGGTACAGTCCATGACCGACTCTGAAAAGATTCGTCTTAATGGTCTTGTATCCCGTGGCTTCCTGCTTGGTGCTGATGTTCAGTTCCTTAAGGACGAGAACCCTACCACCGACTTGCTGCAGGGCATTATCCGCATTCATACTTTCCTGACTCCTCCTGTTCCTGCTCAGACCATCGAGGATATCATGGAATATGATGTATCCAATTTCCAGGCACTGTTTGGCTGATATGGAGGTGAGCAATAATGGCAAACAATAAGATTCCTGAAGTATTAAACTCCATGCGTGTCTACAACGATGGCGAGGACAACTGCCTTGGTATCGCTACTGTAGACCTTCCAGAACTGCCTAACCTCACCCAGACCATCAGCGGTGCCGGCATGGCTGGCGAAGTTGATGCACCGGTTCTCGGTCAGTACGGTTCCATGGAGACTACCCTTAACTGGAGAACTCCACACCATGAGGCTATCAAGATGGGCGGCGGTCAGGCCGTTGCTCTTGAGATTCGTGGTGCAATTCAGAACTGGGACAGCGGTGTCAATGATTACGTTATTGATGCAGTCCGTATTGTTATTCGTGGTCGAGTAAAGAGCCTGGCTCTCGGTACTTTTGAGACCGCCAACACCACCGATACAACTGATACCATTGAAACAACCTATATTAAGATAGACCTCAATGGCAAAACTATCCGCGAGATTGACAAGTATGCTTGCCTCGATGCTGTTAATGGGAAAAACACACTGGCAGACATCAAGGAAGCTCTTGGCTTGTCTTAATGTAAATATCAGGAGGTATTGCAAATGGCTAATAAAATTACTGAAGCTGAGATTCAGGAAGGTATTGAAGTAGCTGAGAAGCTAAAGGAAGTGCAGAAGGTAGAGCTGCATAATGCTATGCCTAACGGTGAAACCAAGCTGGTGCTTGATTTCTCCCGTATCACTGGCCGTTTACTTCTTAAGGCTGAGACTGAGACCCGCCGCGCGGATCCGGGAGTATCCGTTATGGCTCTCTCTCAGAATTATCAGGCAAGAGTGGCCGCTGCAGCCGCCCATGTAAAGCTTGATGATATTCTGGATCTTAAGGGTGATGATTTTACTGCTGTAATGCTTGTCACCCAGAATTTTTTAGTGGCGTCGGGCCGATAAAAGACCTTCGCATGATTGTTCTTCGGTGCGCCAGATATTCTAAGTCGCCGATAGACTTCTTCCTAGATGAGTCTTTAGGCGACTTGTTTATTTGGTTCTATACGTGCCTTGACGCAATAAGATTGGAAAATATAGCACAGGAGGAGGCAATGGCTAAGGCGAAGAAAAGCCAGAGTGCTCCTCGTGCATCACATAGAAGATAGAGAAGGGAGGTTGAAGCATGTCTAAGTTATTGGAAATGGCTATAGCTATCAAGGGCAAACTTGATGGCAGTTTGCCCGCTTCTTTTAAGACAGCATCCAGCAATGCCCAAACACTGACCAACCAGATAAGGTCAATGTCCAAAAGTCTTAAGGACGCCCAGCGGATACAGGCCAACCATGTAAAGACCTTTAACCGCGAAGATGTGGCCCTGGGCGAAAAGATACTCAAGCTCCAGAATGATATCAACGCAGCTACCAAAAGGCGAGCTCAAATACAAAACGTGCAAAGGGCCAAAGAAGATGCAAGTCTAAAATTATCTCAGGCGCAGAGCCAATTAGGAACGGCATCTTTGGTCGTTGGTGCTGCAGCAGCACCACTTATAGGGGCTGTTTCTGTAGCCGCCAATTTTGAGCAGGCCATGTCCAAGGTTCAGGCCATAACACGTTCCTCCAATGAAGACCTTGAAAAGCTTACAGCTACAGCACAAAAGCTGGGAGCTACAACAAAGTTCTCTGCAACTGAAGCCGCAGAGGCTATGAGTTATCTCGGTATGGCAGGTTGGAAAGCTGAACAGATTATGGCTGGTATGCCTGGTCTTTTGGATTTGGCTGCGGCTTCTGGAAGTAACCTTGCTACTGTAGCCGATATTATTTCCGATG